GGACGCCTACAGGCATGTTCAGTCCTCGGCTTCGGCCGTTTCGAGCGGCGGAATGGTCGTGGTGGTGCCACGACGCGTGATCTTCGCGCTCTTGGCGGTGTCATCGCTCGGCAGCACGGTGCCGGGCATTTCCAATTCCATGACGGGGCTCTTGCCCGGGTAGAGGCTGTCAACGATGGCCGGATTGTAGATGCCGCCGAGGCGCTGCTTTTCCTGCGCGCCCGTGGTCTTCACAGCCCGCACCGCTGAGATGTTGAAGATGGCTTCCTCGCCGTGGAGGAACTGGAGCACGCCAATTTCAGGCCACGATACGGGGTTCGCAGGTCCACGAACCATGATGTTTCCCACATCACCAGCGATCATCACAGAACAAGTGCAGATGTGCATTTAGCTCTCCAAGTTAAAAGAGACGGCGGGCGTTGTTGCCCGCCGTCTCTCGCGTTAGCCTACGTAATGTCGATCACGAGATGGCAGTTGGCCTGCGTCATCACCATCTGACCCGTCGAGGTCACGGAGCGATACAGGACGAACTGGTTCGCCGGGCGGGCCGGGGTGTGGTCCTTGCGCCATTCTCCCTCCATAGCCATGAGGAACAGGCGCTTGCTGTCGAACCAGTAAGCGCGCTTCGACATGCCCATGTCGTCAAGGGTCGGATCGTACTGGATCGACTGGCCAGCGAAGGACAGCGTACCCACGGCACCATCGATGGACTTGTTGAAGCCCGTGTCAGAGTAGCCGCCGTTCGCACGGATTTCCTTCTCCATGGCGTCGAGGAAGGCCGAGCCGCAGAGCATGGTGTCAGGCTGACCGCCGAAGCGGATAAGCTGACGACGCTCGTACTGGAGGGCCTGCAACAGCGTGCCGCCGTTGAGAGGCGAGGACGTGACTGCATCGCCGCCGTGAGCCGAGAGCGACGGGGTCGCCGTCACCTTGGCACCGAACTCGGCGGTGCGGGCGCGGTTACGCCACCAATCAACCGTCGCACGATCCAGACCGCCCGCAGTACCGACCGACGGGTCGGCGGCAACGAGAAGCTGGATGCCCGCGAGGGCCTTCGGGTCGGCGGTGCCGTCACCGTAGAACAGGCCGTTCATGGAACGAGCGTACTGCTCGCCCAGTTCGCCCAGCTTGTCTTCCAGCAGGTTGACCAGAACGGTCAGTTCGCGCTGGGAGTGGTTGCTGGTGCTCTCACCGTTCGTATCGACAACGGAAATGCCGTCGATCTTGAGTTCGGTGTGGGTCAGGGTCAGACCGATGTGATGCTCACGCCAAGCGTAAGCAGCACGCTTGATGTTGGCCGGGGTGAAGAAGTTTACGGTGTCGTTGTGGGTGTAACCCTTGAGGACATCGTTGCCCGAACCGTCGCCATACTGGCCCTTAACGGCGAGCGAAATGTTGCCCTTGCCGCCCGGGAACGTCTTCTTCTTCCGTTCCATCTTGTCAAGCAGCGGACGCGCCTGAATGGTCTGGTCGAAAAGATCACCCTTGTTGAAGTAGTAATCCATCGACGCATTGGCGACGTTTTCGATTTCTTTGGTGCTAAAGGCCATAGCCTACATCCTCATCATGCAGTACGGCGCGTGCGCGAGAGCCCAAGCATTGCTGCTTCCATCATGTTTTTGGGTTCTGCGGTTGCGCCAGTTGAGCGATGGATGCTTGAGGGAACCGGGGCTGTGGCCCGTGGCTTAGGAGCCATACGCGAGGTCATTTCATTGGCCCTGCGATATGCTTCCTGAGCGATTTCGACTGCGTGCTGGGGGCTTTGAGGGGCACCCACCTCGCGGACGACGGCCCACAGGAGGTTCTTCACCGCATCCTGTTTCATGCCGTAGTCGGGGTCTTGCTGACGGGTCCGGTTTTCCCAGTCGCTTACCGCCGACGCCACTTCATCCTGTACGCGAGCCACGTATGCCTGCTGGTTGGCAGTTTCCGTGGCCGTTTGGATGCGGTGCGCGTTGGCTTCCGCCATTTGGCGGGCGTATCGCTCCTGAGAAAAGTTGCGGGCTGCATCGGTCGTCATGTGACCCTGCTGAACTCGCACCGCGAGGTCTTGGGGCAAACGAAGACCGAGGGCTTCCTCGGCAACCTGAACGTAGGGCCTCACCCCCGCATAGAACGTCTGCCAGTCGCCCCGGCGCAGTGCAGCGCCAAGATCGAGCAGGACAGAGAAGTCCTCTTTCTGGATGTCATTGCGCTGGAGAAATTCACGCACCCCATTGCCCATTTCGGCCGCGCCCCGAAGGGCTTGGTTCTGAGCGTGGAGGTCGTTGCGCTGCTCCAGCAGCTTTGAAATCCGCTTGCGGGTGCGCGACGTGTACCTGCCCATTTCCTCCGCTGTGGGATCGTCGGGTAGGTCTTCCTGCGCATCCTGTCCGTCGGCCGTTTCCGGCTGCGACTTATCCGAAGCGGGCGCGGCTTCGGTTCCGGGGAGCTTCACGGCGTCGTCAACGGGTGGCTTGACCACCTTCATGACGGCTTCCAGCAAGCTCTCCTTGCTTTCACCCTCGGGTGCGCTCGACGGTTGCGCGGATACGTCGGTAGGGGAAGTTGCCGGGCTTTCCGGCGTCGTGTTCTCAACCGCAGAAGCCGTAGCTTCCGAGGTTACGGTTTCGTTGACAGATGGCGAACTGTCGATGTCCATGACGCCTCCAACTAGCGAGCCGTAGGCTCGTGTTGGTTTGTGTCTGTCACAAAAGCTGACACGTCGCAACGTGTCAGCATGTGGTGTCAGGAGACGGCCGTGTCAGATCCGTGTCAGATCAGTTGAAGGGCATCCCACCCGGAGGGGGTGCCCCGGTCATCATGCCCACTTGGTCAGGGGCGGGCGACCCGCCCGGCATAGGTGCCGTAGGGGCATTTTGTGCCCCGGCCGCACCCCCGGCCATGCCCGGGGCCATTCCCGTCCCGGGGGTCATCTGGCCCTTCATGGAGTTCATCATGGTGATGCTGGGTGTGGACTGCTTGAAGGCCATCTGCACGTCCAGCTTGTCGTTCATGCGGCGCAGGAGTTCCTTCGCCAACCACTCCGGGTCGATGTTCGGGATTTGGAACAGGAGGGGCATGATGCGCTCGGCATTGGCGATTTCCTGTGCCTGATTGGGCTTTCCGGTCGATCCGGCTTCGATCTGGAGGGACAATTCCTCCGCGATCTCCTGCTTGGACATTTCCGGCCAGATAGCCCCCGGCCCGACGATCCGCTTGACGGTTTCGGCGCTCACCTCCTTGAGGAGGATTTGGCCGCCCGCCCGGGCAAGCTGTGTCAGGAGGTCGTCAAGGTCATCGATGTTGGACCCCATGGAGGTTTGGCGCGAGGCTTCCGCGATCTGGCTCTCGGTGGCGGTTCCATTGGAGGAGCCGCCAAGGTTCGCTTCCTGCACGCCCGTTGTGCGCTGCACATCCGTGTAGACCTCGTTGACCTCATACAGGTTCGGATCGATCCCCGGCCCCGAGAAAGGCATGAGGACGGACTTGATGTCCTGTTGGGGCTGGAGCCCATTTAGTTCGATGACGGCGTTGGCCGGGTGGTTCTCCAGCTTGCTGATGTCGCCGTCTTCCAGCATGCCCGCTGCCACGGCCGTGAAGGGCCGGGCCGCGATGCGGTGCTCGCGGAGCCCCTGACGCGACCGATTGTACTCAAGTTGCATGTCGCGCATGAGCCGCACGTCGGACGGCGGGAAGATTTCGTCTTCGTGCTCGCACTCGTTGAAGGCCAGTGCGAACCACGGATAGAAGCGCTCAATGTAGACCTCCGGGCTGGCCGGATCGCGCAGGAAGTCCGGGTAGCCGTCGCAAATGTGGTACACCATGCCGTCCTTGCGGGAATAGATTTCCCACACGAGGCAGTCTCCCTTTTTGCTGTCGCGGCGGTTGCGCGGGTCATTCCCGGCCATGACGGCCTGAATGGTCGCGTTGCCATTTCCGCTCTTGGGCTTGGTGTAGGCCGTGAAGCTCTTACCCACGTCCACGCCATAGATTTCCTGCACCTGATCGGTCGTCAGGATGTACTCTTGGGCCACCCAGTCGCCACCCAAGAACTCCCGCAGGTGGATGCACTTGGTGTCAGGAATGATGCTCGTCGCGCTGGGATAATCGAACACCAAGCCTTCACGTGAAACAAAGTCCACCTGATTGGCCAAGTCCTGCACCAGCAGCTTCAACTGTTCGGCCTCGGCGCTGCTCTCATCGAACTCGCCATCGGCCATGTCGGCCGAAAGCCGCTCAAGTGTGGCCAGCTTTTCGCTGGCGTCCGAGATGCGCGCTTCGATTTCCGGGCGCTTTTCCATGACGCGCTGGAAGCCCAGCTTCACGTAGCCGACGCCCGTCGTGATGACGCGGCGCACAACCATCTTCATCATCTGCTTGAACGGGTGGACCTGTTCCTCGACGTTATAGCCGTAGAGGATTTCCAGCGTCTTGCCGATGGCGTCCATTTGGGCGTTGTGGGCGCGGACCTGTGCCTCATCCTGCATGATGGCCATGGCTTCCTGAGATACGCCAGCCATCATCATGGGGTCTTGGGGCATGCCCATGCCGGGCATTCCCCCGCCCATGCTCGGATCGGGCGGCATTCCGGGCTGCGGGGGCATCCCCGGAGGGGCCATGCCAGCCATGCCGGGCATCCCCATCGGCGGTGCCATCATCATCTGCATGGCCTGCTGGGCCACCTGCAACTGGTTCTGGGTGCCGTCCCAGACAGTGTTCATGATCCGCTCACGGCGGGTGGCCACGGCCTTGGGGTTCTTGGCGTAGAGGAACGAGGTCTTCTGCGCCACCATGCGGAGCGTGATGTTGGCCGTGTAGCGCGTCTCGTTGCGGTCGGAGGACCACTGCTGGCCAAGGGCAAAGTCCATGTCCTCGCGCATGCGCTTGAAGGACGGCTCCCAGTAGGTCTTGGCCGACTTGATGTCGTCCGTCCACTGAGTAACGAGGGCCTTGCGGGCTTCGGCCACGTCGGGCGTTTCACGCTGGACGGTCTTGCCGTCCGCAGCGGGGGCTCCGGTGGTGAGCGACATGGCAGGAGCCTCCATGTCGGGGGTTTCCATACCAGTCATCGGATCGATAGCCATTACCAGCCGCCTTTCTCGCGCGCGAACCGGGCACCCTGCTCGCTGCGCTTTGTGTTTTCCTTGAGCCAGCCGAGCGTGCCAAAGGCGGGCGCTGCGGCCACGGGTTTCACGATACGGCGCGGGGTCTGTTTGCTCAGACCGAGGCCCACGTAGGCAAGGGTGTCCACGAGGTCGTCATGGACACCTGCCGGAAATTTGAGGATTTGGTCGCGGGCTTCGCCGTACCAACGCGAGAAGGCCGGAAAGCGCACCTTGCCCATGGCCATGCGAGCCTGAATGGACTGCGCGCGTTGCTGCTTGTCGCCAATGGGGGTGATTTCGTCCACGACGCAATAGATGCCTTCTTCGATCATCCGCTTACGGAGGAACGGGCCGATTGACTTGGAAATGTGGCCGCGTTCCGCCCACCAGAACATGGGTCGGTACTTGCGGAGCATTTCGATCCACATATTGACCACCTGATCGGTGTTCGCGCGACCCCAGTAAATGTCAGGCATCACCCAGATATTATCATGTTCGTCCACGCCGACTATCATCAAACAGGTCTTGTCGCGGTCTTGGGCTGTGGATACCGCATGATCGCTGGCACCGTAGAAGCGCATCGTCTCCTTGGGCGGCATGTCGTTCATGCGCTGGTAGGTCTGGATGTGCTCGGCGCGGAAGAACGTGCCGTCCTCGGGCGAGGGTCGGCCCTGATACAGCGCTTGGAAGCCGCGCACGTCGGTGCGGCGGATGGCTTCAAGGTAGCTGACACCAAAGCGCTCGGGCCAGAGGGGTTCACCCTTCTTGCGCCCGAGCACATCCCCATCCCCTGCAAGGGCGGGAAGATCGATGATATGCCAATGCTTGGCTTCTTCTTCGGAATAGTACGGGTTCATGGGGTCCGTCAGGCGGCCCACGAGGTCATCGTCGTGCCAGCGGGTCATGATGATGACAATGGCACCTTCTTCCGTCATGAGGCGGGTCGAGAGCACCTGCGTGTACCATGACCATAGCTGCTCACGGATCGTGGGGCTGTCGGCTTCCTTGCGGTCCTTGAGCGGATCGTCAACGAGGATGACCTTCGCACCGCGACCCGTGAGCGAGCCGCCGCGGCCCACGAAGAACAGGGTCGCGCCCTTTTCGAGTTCCACGCGGTCCACGGATGCGGCACCCTGCTTGAGGGTCGCGTCAGGGAATACCTGCTGGTAGAGCGGGCTCTGGAGGATGTCGCGGACGTTACGACCAAAGTCCCATGCGAGGGTTTCGTTGTAGGTCGTCAGGATCATGTTGTCGGCCGGGTTCCGGCCGACGAACCACGCCGGGAACAGGCGCGAGGCCAGTTCCGACTTACCGTGGCGCGGCGGGCACGAGATAATGAGCCGCTTGATCTTGCCCTGCTCGACCTGCTCCATAGCCGCCGCGATCACCTTGTGGTGCTTGACGGGCAGGTACAGGCTCTTGTCCACGTCATCGGGATGATCGGCCGTCGGCCGCACGAACCGTGCGAACCGGATCATGTCGTCCCGGCTTTCGAGGATGGCCTTGCGGCGCTGGAGAAGGCTCAGTCTGCGGTTCAAAGCTGCGGCTCCTGATCGTCGCGTTCGAACAGCCCAGCGAACCAGCCGGGCGGCGCTTTGGCCGCGAGCGTGTCAGCCGTGTCAGCCTTGCGGGGGTCGAACTTGGCGTTGGGCGAACGAATAGCAGGCGCATACGGCACCGCAATCGTCTTGCCGCCGTAGTTACCCGTTTCGTCGGCAACGCGCGAACCCGTCCAGCCCATGCCCATGTGGCTCGTCTGGTAGTAGCTCGGCGCGCCAGCAGAACCGTGGCCGCTCTTGACGCCACCATTTTCGTAGGTGCCGTAATGGGGCACGCCGGGCTGGGTATTGCCGCTGCCAATGGGCATGAACTCGTCGGCACCGATGAGGGCACCGCCCCGCTCCGGGTCGTAGTACATGCGCGCGAGGCTCTTTGCGAGGCTCGTGTCGCCGTAGCCTTCGATCTGCTTTTTGATCCAGTCACGGTCGCCCGGCTGCGCAGCCGCAAGGCGCTGCTCTACGAACTGCTCGCGGTAGGGTCCGCTACGAATGCCCTCAATGAGGTCTTGGATCGACTGGCCGTCAGCAAGGGCGTTGGGAGCCGTGCTGTTGAAGTTCAGCTTGTCGGGCATGAAGGACATCATTTCGTCCGTCATGCCGTGCTCGCCCACGAAGGGTGCGCGGCCGAGGAACGGGTATATGGTCGCGCCAATCTCGCCGCCACCCGAGCCTACGGCAGCACCAGACTTCACGATGGAGGACGGAAGGTCGCCAAAGTAGACGGCACCCCGGCCCTTGATGTTCGGGTCAGGAACGAGGAACGGGACGGACCCGTCCTTGAGGGGCTTGTCGCCCGCCCGGTATCCTGACACGTGGAACATGGGCGTGTCATAGCCAAGGGCACCCGCCTTTTCGGCAACGCCCATCGCGTTCTTCGACGGGGCCATGGACATTTTGGTAAGGGCGTTGTCAGCCTTTCCGAGCTTGTCCCAGTCGGGCACGGGGTAGCCCATGGGTGCGCGCTTGCGCATGGCTTCGATGAAGCTGGCCGAGTGCTCACCGATGCTGGGGTCCATGGCCATGGCTTCGCTGGCGCGGGCACGGATGATAGGCCCCGCTCCCAGCACTGCCCCGCCCGCATTTGCGGGCGCGGCAAGACCTCCCACGGCGGGCATGAGGTCCAAGAGTTCGGCCAGCGCCGGGCGATCTTGGAACTGGATCAACTGGCCATCCGGCGTGTACCAGCGGCCAGCGTCGTCCTGCGTCTCGCCCGGCTGGGGCGTGTACTCATAACCGTCCATGATGCCCGGTCTGACACGCTGGTTGCCTTGCATGAGGGACTGCGGGTTCAACTCGTACTGGCCAAAGGTCTTGGCAAAGTCGAAGGCACTCGCAAGGATGTCGGGAAGGCCCGAGTTCTGGGTAGACGAAGGGCGCGGTGCTCCAGCCATTTACTTCTCCATCCGCCCGCGCCCTGCGAAGGCCAGAGCGGCTGCAAGAGCCGCCGACATGAGTTCAGCCATCTTGCCGTCAGCCTTGCACTGGCCGCTGCCTGTGATTATTTCGCCCGCGTAGAACACACAGGCGCCCGTGATTGAAAGCCCCACAACAAGTTGGGAGACGATCACGACTGCGATCAGGAAAAACGCAGCCTTCTCCATGTTGAAGGGCTCGTTGCTCACTAGACGTTGCCCTTATTGACAAGGGCGTCAGCCAGCCTGTTCACATCGGCCATGAAGGCTTCAAAGTCCTCAAGGGAGATGACGGTGACGGGAGTTTCCGGCTCCGGGGTCGGCTCCGGTGCGGGAGCTTCGGGCGCAGCTTCGACATAGGCGGCGTTGAATGCCTCCAAGAACTTGCGGTGATACCCGGCAACTGTCTCCGCGCGGTCAGTGCCATTGATGATGCGGCGCGCATTCACGGGATCGTCCACGGTGGCCGTGAAGTAGGTGCTGAGACGCTTCGACGTGAAGTCGCCGTCCCGCATGCCCGCGTACATGACTTCTGCCGCGATGGCGGGCTCAAGGGCGCGTTCCTTGTTGGAGCCCAGCATGTCGATGCCGAGCTTCTTGCCCATCTTGTCGTAGTTTGCTTCCCACGTAAGCTGCACGTAGCCGCGCCCGTAGTAGGGATAGTAGTCCTTGCTCTGGAGGTAGCTCTGGGAGCCGTACTCGCTGATCGGCTGCATCGTGTAGGCCGTCTCATGGAAGGCGGTGGCGAAGCAGTAGGAAATCCAGCGCAGGTCGGGCCAATACTTCTCGTACTTGGCCTCGTAGGCGTCCAGCATGTAGGCCATGCCATCTACCTGCTTCTGCGAGAGCGACCCGCCGAAGGGATTGGCGCGCACCCTGTTGAAGAAGATTTCGCGGTTAATCATGGCTCACCTCAGTTGGAAACTTTGATTGCGGTGCGCGCGGCGAACCACTCGCGGATGCGGCGGCTCTCGGCGGGGGTGTAGAGCTTCTTGTGCTTGATCCCGAGGGCCTTGGAGGCCACGCCCATCCAGCAGGCGGGCGTGCGGTCCTTCCACTCGACGCCAAGACCATGCTTGATCTTCGCGTTGCGGACCTTGAGGAACACCGCCGCGTAGGCCGGATTGTACCAGTACAGGGCGACGATGGGCGGCACGCAATGCGGCGTAGCCTTGGAGTAAAGCCCCGTGTGAGTGGCAGAAGCCGGGACGGACGAGAGCATGACTGCGCCAGCAACAGCGGCGATGAGCTTCTTCATGTTACTTCTTCCTCTTGTTGTTCATGTTGGGGGTTACGGCGTGAAGTACCATTTGGTGTAAGAGCCGACCGTTAGCGACAGGTCGGTCGTCATCGGGATGATGTAGCCATTCAGGCCAGCGTCAGTATTTGGAGCAGGAATAAACTCTGACTTCGCCACGCGCTGCACAAGAGCGTTCGTGCTCGTGTACCACTCGACAAAGGCAACCCGCTGCGCCACCGGGTCCGTGAAGAGGTCGGTGCCGCCGTAGTCCGTCCACCACGGCCTCACGTCAGAGTTTGGCTCTGAGGGATGCAGTCCCTCCCCGCCGCCCGATTGGAACCAAACCCAACCACCACTGACACCATTAGGATCGCCGGGTTCCGACCCCGGCCACATGGGGTATCCGGGGAAGCCGCCAGCGGCATTGTAGGCAAGGCTGTCAAGGATGATGTAATTGATGGGCGGCGGGCCTTCCGGCCAGAACTTCTTCCAGACGCCGCCGTCCTTCACCCACGCTTCCTTCACGTCCTTGTAGACGCCCCCGGCTTTCACACCGAAGGAGGTTGCCGCCTTGAACACGCCACCGCTTTTCTGGAAGACCGCCATTACAGCACCTTGTACCAAACGGTCCCTTCGACGCCCTGCGCGGGGTCGGGGTCAGCAGTCGAAACAATGCCGAGAGGGGCCTTGCTGTCGAGCGAGGTCTGGAGGCTCGTCACGTCAGCAATGGTGTGCGTGTGAGCCGTGGGAGCTTTGCCGTCGAGCGCGGCCTGTAGCGAAGTCACGTCAGCGATGACATGAGTATGCACAGTAGGAGCAGCGCCAACATCAACCGCGTTGAGAACAACATTGCCTGTCTTGCCGTTCACACTATCAACCGGAAAGTCCACGGGGCCAGTGCCACCGCCGCCGCCGCCGCCAGCACCGCCCTGCGCGACCCATGCCGTGCCGTCCCACTTGTACGTGATGCCAGCGGCGTTCGTGTAGGTTTCCCCAACTGCGGTAGGAACAGGAAAATCCATGCTCATGTTAATTCTTCCTCTAAGTAGCCGGGGTTTCGGCGGGGGCCTCGGCGGGGGCCTCGGCGGGGGCCTCGGCGGGGGCCTCGGCGGGGGCCTCGGCGGGGGCCTCGGTCGTCGTGGTCGAACCGTCAGGCGTCGGAGCGGCCTGCGGCGGCACTGCCATAGGCGGCGTGTACGGCGCGGGGAACTTGGCGAACACCATGCCCATCTTCGCGGAGAAGGACGCAAGAGCGGTAAGATCGTCGTTCAGAGCCTCACGCTGGGCCGTCATGATGGCGATCTGGTTGTCGAGGTAATAGGCGTTGCCATTCACCTTGTTCGCGTGATCCATCACTGCTTCAAGAATGAACGTGGCTTCTTCCGCAGTGAAACCAGCGTTGCCGAGAGTGTCGGTAAAGAGCTTGTCGTTTTCCATTTCCATTTTCCTTAAAAGTTAGTTGTTACGGACCCCAGAGAGCCGCGCACGCCTCCTATGGTGAATAGAACGATGCAGCGCAGAAGAGGCCGCGATTGCGGTCAATGCTGTGGGCGGCAGCCGCATAGTCGTACCTAGATTGAGCAGACTGCGTGTAGCCCGACCCGTCGATGTCGTAGTGGCGGGTCAGGTTCGTAATTGATATTGGGCCAGATTGATCGGAGGAACCTGCTGACGCTATGATGCAGCTATTGGGAACAACATTGAACACAGTAGGCGATGGCCCAGAAATCGCTGTTTGCAAGACCTGAACATTGTCGCCAACAAGTCTGAAGATGCCTTGGACGCTACTGCCTGTGTGCGACGAGGTGACGGTAGAGTTGACTACTGTGCCTGTCGGAACGTATCCAGCGAATAACGAGGCACGATTGTATTCTTGGTCTGCCACGTCGTTGTTACCGTGAGTAGTGACCCGTGTCATAACCACGCCGTTGACGGTGCAGCCTGTGTGCGTCACAGTGGTAGTGGCCGTTCTTCGCGTCTGAACCGCCACGACGATGTAACGCTTCGGGTCTTCAGCACCGAGATTGACTGACGTATTAAGGCCCGACCAAACGCCCGTATATTCGAACACGCGAACGCCGGGGACGATGGGAGGCGTCGCCCGCTTGCCGTAAAACTCATACATGCCAAAGTTGCTGGTGCTGAAGTACCCCGTCTGATTGTCGTCAGTCCACCACTGCCTGCCAGCGTAGGCACCCATGTCGAGGCCCCAGCCAAACTCGCTGTTGACCATGCTCATAGCAAGCTGCCCAGACCAAGGAAGGGTCATTACGCGCCCTCCAGCTTCGCAATGCGGCGGTTGAGCTGCTGCACCATCGCAACGAGGTCAGCGATCATCTCGTCCTTCTGGACGGTCAGGTACGCATCGCCTTCGTCGGACTTAGCAACAGGGTTTTCGGCCACGTACTGATCGGAAACTGACTGTGCCTCTTGCGCGATGAAGCCGATTTCCCGCTCGCGGTACTTCCGGTTCGTGAGTTCGCGGCCCTTCTTGTTCCAAGCGAAGGAGACAGGGCGAAGGCCCATGATGCGCTCTTCGTAGCCATCAAGATCACGCACCGCCTCCTTGAGCCGCGCGTCAGACCAGTAGGAAACGAGGTTGCCGGGAACGAAGAAGTCGGCGTTGTTGGAGTACCAAATCCAACGCCCAGTGTGGTTCTGGATACCGCCGTCATTACCGTTGATGTATAACTTCCACCATGCAATGCCGGGATGGTGGATCGTCAGGCTGGGTGACGCTTTGACGATTTCGAGATCACCCGACATGCTGTCGCCAGTGACGTTCACGTAGGCGGCGTCATGTTCGTGGACGGCGGGGGCGTAGACGCCATCGTGGTTGTGACCAAGAAGCGGGTAGCGGTCATCGTGGTTATGACCCACGGGCGAGTAGACGCCATCATGGTTATGCGCCGCGTCTGCCGCGCCGACATCGGCTGCTGTCAGCACCACATCGCCCGTCTTGGCGTTCACGCTATCGACCGGGAAATCATGGGTGTGGGTGGCGTCTGCCGCGCCGACATCTGCCGCCGTCAGCACGACATCGCCAATCTTGGCGTTCACGCTCGTCACCGGGACGTCAGCAGACGCGCCGCCAGCCGCGATGCTCACCCACTGAGCGGAGTTGCCGTCGTCGTAGTAGATATAGAGGAAGCCATCGTTGGTGTTGTACCAAAGGGTATCGGGGGCCGGGTTCGCCGGGGGCGTGTCGCCGGAAGCCGTAGCCGATCCGGTGTCAGTCGGAATGAGGTCGAGGGGCGTGCCATCGGGCATCATCACGCCGAGTTGCTTGTCGGGGAAATTCACATAGAGAACGCCGGGCGGCTGCGAGCCTGCTGGAGGGCGAGCACCCGAAACGCTTGAACGAAGAACCTGAACTTGTGTCGTAGCCATCTGGCTTATTCCTTCTCGTTATATAACGATGGTGTCAGGGAGGGGCTTGCGGCCCCTCCCGAAGTTGGTGTCAGGCGAAGGTGCCGCCGTCGATCGGACCCTTGAGAGCCGCGTCGAGCTGGTCGATGGCATCCTGCACGTTCGTGCCGATGGCGTAGGTGTTGCCAGCGCCGTCGAAGGAGACGTTCGCAGCGGCCACACTCGGCATGCCGTAGTTGAGGGTGGCGATCTTCGTGCCGTCAGAGGCAACCCAGTCCTGCCTGTTGGCAGCAACGGTGTTACCCGTGCCGACCTTTGAGCCGGGGGTCGTGACGATCCAGAAGTAGTTCTTGCAGAGCGCCGGATCGACATCCGCGATGTCAGCCGGGACGTTGGCAACGCCCGCAGCGGGGGTGATGACACCCGTCGAAGCGTCGAGCGTACCAGCGTAGACGATGCCACCAGCCGCAGCGACGATGGCGGTCTGGATTTCGTTGATCGCCGGGACGAGCGTCTTGGCCGTCGTGGTCAGGCTGGCGAGAGTGCCACCCAGAACGTCGGTCTTGAGGAGCGCCGCGTCGATGAACTTGTTGGCGGTGCCAGCGGCCACGTCGGCGGTAACAGCCTTCGAGACAGTCAGCTTGCCATTGGCGTCGGCGACGATGGTGACGCCGTCAATGATGCTCGCGGGGTAGCCGGGAGCAACGGACAGGACGCCGCTGTTATCGACAAGCGTCGTGCCGTCCACGGAGATCGTGCTGCCACCGACGCCCCACGAAAGGTTGCCAGAGCCGTCCGTGATGAGCGAATTGCCAGCCGCGCCGCCCGAGAGCTTGAGGTCGGCAACCGCAACGGCCAGCTTCGCGCCAGCAGCGAAGGTCTTCGTGCCGGAAGCGATGGTCTGGTTGCCCGTGAGTTCGACCTGACGGTTCGAACCGACGAGAACCTGAGCCGCAGCGCCGTCACCGACGACGAGGCCGTTGGCGGCTGCGCCGCCCGTGAAGCCGCCCTTGGCGAAGGCGAGTTCGCCTTCCAGAAGAGTCGGAACCGCAACGGCAGTCGCGCCGACGTTACGGAGGATTTGCAGTTTCGTAGCCATTTTCTTTTCTCCTGATTAAAACGATCCGGCGGAAATCGTTCCGCCCCACTGCACAACGCCCGCCGGATCAGCCGTCAGCGCGTCGTTCTGACCGAGGGGTGGCGTGGGAAGCGTTGTTCCCGGCGTGCCATCGCCCCCGAAGCTCGATGTCGGCACCAGCTTGAGTGTGCCGTTACCGTTGGTGACGAGCGCCATGTCAGGCACCAGCGTGTCACCAATGTTGATCTGGTCGAGGCGGTCAGCGACGAGCTTCTCGTCGCCCCGTACCCGAATGTCGTATGCGCGCTCTGTGGCCCTGCTCATGATTATGCCCTCGGTGAACAAGTGAATGAGATTGTCTTCCGCTCCTTGCCGGGGATGTTCGACAAGTCCTCAAGCGTGCAGTCGTATGTCGAGTAGCCCGAGGCGCGGAATGTCTTCTGGAACTTGCGGCCCACGTATCCGTCGAAGCCCGTGAGGGTCGAGCAACGGAACATGTAGGCTTCGTTGATGTCGCCTTCCGGCCAGCCGTCGAGGACAGTGAAGTCCACGACGTAGCCCGCGCTGCTGACACTGGTGCAGTTGTAGAGGTAGGCGGGGTTCGGATTGGCGGGAAGAACCTCGAAAGCGGTCCCGCGCCAGTTCACGGAACCTCCGCCCACCAGCGTCTCGGATGTCGCCTCGGCAAACCGCGTGTCGATCTTCTCGTTGTTCACGACACGCGAGTTGCGGTTCCGCATCTGCCAGCCAACAGGCTGCGCGGTCGCCCCGAAGCTGCCGCTCGTTCCGTTATTGATGAAGTTTGCCACGACAGCCGACTGCCCCTTGGAATTGACAAGGGTCAGCCCCGGAGCCCGTCCGATGGTGTTCGAGGCGGTGTTCAGGCTCGCAATCGCGCCAATCGGCGCGGCGGTGTCAGCATTGCGGAAGACATAGGTGCTGAGCCAGCTTGCGCCGCTCCAAGTTCCGTTGGACGTGTTCGCAGCCGTGGCGACCCGCCAGCCAACGCGAACCGCCATTGAAAACTCCGACGAAGGCGATGTGTATGCCGACGTGAACCCCGCAGGCAGGGCGGGCGGCGTGTTTCCAGCCGCAACCGCAACAACGACCAGAACGTCACCCGCTTTGTGCGTCGGGAACGCGCCTGTCGATGTGGTGTAGATCAGCGAAGTGTCATACGTTACGAGCTTGACCACAGGCCAAATCTGCTCCTCGCCCACCATGACCTTCTTGATCTCGGTAGTTCCGAACCTGCGAGAGATAAGCTGCGCGCCGCCGATGGTGAGGTCACTCATGGGTCATGCCGTGATGTTGTAAATTGTCCGCGAATCTTTGGTCGCAATCGCGTCGTACGCCGCCTGGGTGCCGACCCAGAAGATCAGGCCCGCCTGCGAACCCGCGACAGGGTTGGTGACGCTGCTGCTGGCCGAGACAACGCCGCCTGCGTCGATGGCGAGGCCCGCACCGATCTTGATGCCGCCCAGTACCGTCGCAGAGGCCGTGGGCAGCGTGTAGGTCGAGGACTTGCTGTCCACGTAGGCCTTCGTCGCCGCGTGAAGCGGGTCGGTCGGGTCAGCCGGGAGCTTGACAGGCACCGTCGATGTGTGGAGCGTGCTTTGGAAGGCGGAAATCGTCACGTCATCCTTGCGGATGAGGATGGAGACGTTGTTGTCGTAGATACTGAAACCGTTCGCGGTGCGAATGGCGTCCTTGGACGCCGGGACGTTGATCGTACCCGTCATCGTGCCGCCAGCGAGCGGGAGGAAGCCCGTCACCGTGCCAGAAGTCGAGAGAACACCGCCCGCGTCGATAGCGAGGCCCGTGCCGACCTTCACGCCGCCCAGAACTGTCGCAGAGGCAGCGGGCAGCGTGTAGGGAGCCGTGACCTTGGCGTCCACGTAGGCCTTCGTCGCCGCGTGAAGTGCCGCGGTCGGATCAGCCGGGAGGGCGATGGGCTTGTAGGCCGTCAGGGCGCTGACACCGTACGCCCACAGGTTCGTGGTGCCGCTGCGGACATACATGCCCCCCACGTTTCCGATGATGTTGAAGCCGGAAGCCGTCTGGATGGCGTTGATGCTGTCAGGAACGATGATCGTACCCGTCATGGTGCCGCCAGCCAGCGGGAGGAAGGCTCCGGTAGCGCCGCCCGAAGACGACAGGACGCCATTGGCGTCGATGGACAGGTTCGCACCCACCTTCACGCCACCCAGAACCGTCGCGGAGGCCGTGGGGAGCGTGTAGGACGTGGCGGGCGGGAACACGACATTGCCAAAGACAAGCTGCCCGTCTTCCTGCACGCCCTTCACGAACTCGTTTTCGGGGTTGACGGTCGGGACGTTCGCGTAGACGCCGCCCAGCTTGTTGTTCTTGGCGGGCGGCACCGCAATGTCCTTGAAGATCGGAGCGCCGCTGGTGCTGATACCGTACTGCGCGAAGCCGGGTTCGGCTTCTGCCGCGAACACGCCGCCCAGCTTGTCTACTTGGGGCGTGGGAACGCCAAGGGCCGCGATACGCTGGTTCACGTAATCGACGCGCGCCGCGTGGTTGTCTTCAAGAGCATGGACGGGCAGTTCGATGGGCCGCGAGGCGATGAACTTGTCCACTTGGATAGCAAAGCTCGCATCGCCGTCGTTGACGGACAGCACGACTTTCGTGCCATCAGACGAGACGCTCGCATTGAGGGGGCCTTCCTCCCAGCGGAGGGTGTCAGCATCCACGGGGCCGACGATGGCACCCGTCATGGTGCCGCCAGCCAGAGGGAGGTAATCAGCGAACTCGGACTTGTCGTTGATGAGGACGGGAACAGAAGCCGCGTCACCGATCCAGACCTTCCG